CGGTCAGGGAAGTTCAGGATTTAGTCAGTCAGAATGGATGATATTGCAGGATTAGTTACGTACCGTTATTATCCTGCGCCCGGCCCTTTAGCTCAGTGGTGAGAGCGAGCGACTCATAATCGCCAGGTCGCTGGTTCAAATCCAGCAAGGGCCACCATATCACATACCGCCATTAGCTCATCGGGATAGAGCGCCAGCCTTCGAAGCTGGCTGCGCGGGGTTCGAGTCCTCGATGGCGGTCCATTATCTGCATTATGCGTTGTTGGTTCTGATGAGTGAATCATTGTCTTTTGAGCAATAGGCTATCATATAAGATAGCCTCAGACTTCCTTGTTTATTCTCGCCGGATGCTTCGTAGATATTTGCAGGCATCTGTATGCAGGGGTATTATTGCGGCATATATCATCCGGAAAAATAAAAACTACATGCTGATCCGGAGATGATAGTTACAAGTCCTCCCGGATCCCGCATATTTACTATATTTTATAGATAATTGTTCTTGTTAATATGGAGATGGATAAATGTATTGCCGTGCTGTACCGGTTCTTGTTTTGATATTAGCCAGTCTGACAACTGGCTGCACAAAAGATGTATCGACAAATAATTATGATGCTTCTCTGTATCACTCAGATAAATTAATAAAGTCGCAAAATTTGAGCTCATCGGAACGTACCCCTGATGCCAGTGAAGAAATCCGGCAGTATGCCATTCAGGTCAGGAAAGCCATAGAAGAACAGTTAAAGGATGCGAGTAAGTATTCAGGAAAAGAGTGCTCACTGAGAATGTATATGGCCCCGAATGGTCTTCTGCTACAGGTTAAAAGAGAAAGCGGTGATCCTGATTTATGTTGTGAAGCGATGAATGCAGTAAAGAATGCTGATATACCATCACCACCGTCTTCAGGAGTATATAAAGCATTTAGAAATGGCGTGCTGGATTTTAAACTCTGACTGGGGAGAAGATTTTCTCCTGTCCAGATGATTTTGGGGTGCTGGAAAGATATTGTGCTGTGAAGTGTTAAATTCCTCACAATTCAGTAAGTTGACAGTTGCCTGTCAGACTGGGCATTTGTTAAAAAAATTTCGCATGGTGAATCCCCCTGTGCGGAGGGGCGACTGGTGAACGGTATGATCTCTTTGATGATCGTAAGCGAGAATACGCGGGTTTGGTGTCACCGGGCTGAACTCACCGGGAGGCACCCGGCACCATGCTCATGGTGATACAGAAATGCGGCTTCAGCCCCTCTCCGGAGGGGCTTTCTTATGGACAAAAAAAGCCCGCGCTGGGAGACGCGGGCGGCAAGGAATAAACAATAAAACGTGAAGTAATACTTCAACTGGCGAATAATACCCGACAGTAATCACTCTGCGCAATAGCGTGGCCTTTTTCGAATTGCGGGCTGTAGTCTCCCTTCTGCCGGGTGTCCTGGTTGCAGATTTCTTCATGGGGTAGGGTTCGGCAGTTAAAGCAGCGATGGCGCTGGGGCGTCGTGCAACTGGCGTTGAGCTGGATACCGGGCGTTTTGAACAGACTGCGCAGGAAATCAGGGATGTATTTAGCGGGAGCGGTTTGCAGAAGTAATCTCCCAAAATGCCATTTTTGGAATATACTGGTATTAAGTCTTTTTGCTCAGGTTAATTCAAAATGGATGTTGCCTGCTCTGTGGTCCTGATTCGCTATCCGATAGATATTTTTCTTGAAAAAGAAAAAGTTTCACTCGATGCCGGAAGTGTTATGCTTGTTGCCAGAAATATAAGAGGGCTTTTCTGTGCTTATGCCGACAGAGTGAAAATGGCAGATATAAGTAACAGCGTCGTCAATCAGTATCTGGAAAGGGTGTGTGAACTGACGGAGTATACACCGACAAAAATGCCTCTTTATTTGATGTCTGATATTTACAATACGGAACTGGCGGAGGCTTTAATAACCCAGCATAGTGAATCCAGTGATACTTTGAAGGATTTCTCTGTTATAACCGCATTTTCATGTATCTCCTTATTTGCAACAGACAGGCGTCTGCCATTATTTTTGTCCGGTGCTGTAAATAATATCAGCTGTAAAGTAAGGGCTATAATTCAGACCGACATATCGGCAGGCTGGATGCTAGGTGTGATTGCATTACAATTGCATATGAGCGAAAGCTTGTTGAAGCGAAAACTTAAGGATGAAGGTTATAGCTTTAGTCGGTTGTTGCTGGAGGAGCGAATGCGTGTTGCTGTTAATCTTGTATGTTTCCAGCGAGAGTCTGGACAAGCGATAGCGGAAAAATGTGGTTACTCAAGTAAGTCCTATTTCATTTCTGTATTTCACCAGTATTATGGTGCACCACCTGAGAGCTATGCATATTTGCAGAAAGCAGACGTTATCTGATGTTTTTTCATCAGGCATATATTGATTGACTGTATTAGATATAGTCTGAATGTGTTCAGCATAAAAAGTTATAATCATTTGGTGTTTGCGTGAATATTGATGAGAAAATCAGATGTAGCCAACTGTTACAGCGTATTGAAGCCGTCAATGTGGAACGAACAAAGGTCTTCAGTCGTCTGACAGTTTTATTTTGTACCCCTGATCGACGTTCAGGTCAGGAGATGGTTCTTCTGGATGTAGATGCACTTCGGAACGTCTGTGAGGAGTTCACCGCGGCTAATTCGGAGTTACTGAGTCTTGTTCAGGAGTACAACAGAATTGCAGGTAGTAACGGTTTTGATGAAATCAAAATTATATCCCGTGGATAAAACATATCCTGTATATTTATGTTGTTACATACAGGCGCTTTTAGTATCTGCCGCACGGCAGTTGTACTTCAGAATAAGATGCTTTTGTGACTGGTGGTGTTGTATCTGGGGTTAGCCAGGAGGCAGGTTCAGAGAGTCCGGTGGTAATTATGTGTATGCAGTGGTTGTTGCTGTACCGTGGGCAAGTTCTGGAACTGGCTTCGTCCATTGTAGATGATTGTTAGCTGGATATCAGTTACCTCATGGAAATGTTAAATGACTCACAATTCGGTTGATGGACTATTGTCTGATCGATGGAAGTCTTGTAAAAACGAGCCAGCATAGTGAATCCCCCTGTGCGGAGGGGCGTCTGACATGGTCTCCATAGCGATGGTCACAATACGCAGATTCAGTAGTCAGGCTGAATCTACCGGGAGGCACCCGGCACTATGCTGCTTATGGTGTATACATAGCGATCGGCCCCTCTCCGGAGGGGCTTTTTTTGTGCGGGAAAAGGCTGTGTTGTTAAGTGTTAAATTCCTCACAGTTCAGATGGTTGATGCTTGCCTGTCTGAGGGGGAGTTGTTAAAAAAGTTCTGCATGGTGAATCCCCCTGAGCGGAGGGGCATATCAGCGCAGGTGTTTCTACTCTATCCTTTCTGTGCGGGTTCAGGTGCTGATACTGAACTCACCGGGAGGCACCCGGCATCATGCATATGGTTAACAGACACGTAGCGAAGCCCCTCTCCGGAGGGGCTTTTTTATGCAGGGAAAAGGCTGTGTTGTGAAATGTTAAATTCCTCACAATTCATGAGGTTGATGATTGTCTGATTGATGAGGAGTTTGTTAAAAAAAACGGGCATGGTGAATCCCCCTGTGCGGAGGGGTGATATCGTATCATTTCCTGTGTGGCCGACTGATATCACGGACATTTGTTCACCGGGAGGCACCCGGCACCATGCAGTATACAGAGATTAGGCATACATCCAGGCTCCTCATCGCAGGAGCCTTTTTACATGTAAAAAAAACCGCTCCAGGGAAGAGCGGTTGGCAAGGAATAAATAACAAAACGTGAAGTAATTTATTCAGCACCCTAATAATACCTTAGAGTAATCACCTTGCGCAACTGTAAGGGCGTATTTCTTTTTTGCGGGCTGTTTTTCTGTGTGACTTTTGTGTTTCCGGAGGTCAGCCCGTGCCTTCTCTGACTCAGAACATTATCCCGGCCGGGAGGATTCATGGCATTTAAACACTACGATGTGGTCAGGGCGGCATCGCCGTCAGACCTTGCTGAACGACTGACACAAAAACTGAAGGAGGGCTGGCAGCCATTTGGCAGTCCGGTGGCCATCACGCCTTATACCCTGATGCAGGCCATTGCGGCGGAAGGTGATGTCACCACACCAGTGGCGGTGACCGGTAATGAGGGTAAGGCGGTGGCTGTCAGTGCCACCAGCGACCCGGAGTATTACTTTGTTGTGGTTCTGGCAGGGCAGTCAAATGGCATGTCGTATGGTGAAGGTCTTCCGCTGCCGGAGACATATGACCGTCCGGACCCGCGCATTAAGCAGCTGGCGCGCCGCAGTACGGTGACACCGGGCGGTGCAGCATGCAAATATAACGACATCATTCCGGCGGACCATTGTCTGCATGATGTGCAGGACATGAGCCGCCTTAACCATCCGAAAGCGGACCTGTCAAAGGGGCAGTACGGTACCGTGGGGCAGGGGCTGCATATCGCCAAAAAACTGCTGCCGTTTATACCGGCGAATGCGGGTATTCTGCTGGTTCCGTGCTGTCGTGGTGGTTCAGCGTTCACCACCGGAGCTGATGGCACATACAGTGACGCTGGCGGTGCCTCGGAGAATTCAGCGCGCTGGGGTGTGGACAAGCCGCTGTATAAGGACCTTATCGGTCGAACAAAAGCAGCACTGAAGAAGAACCCGAAAAATGTGCTGTTTGCCGTGGTGTGGATGCAGGGGGAATTTGATTTTGACGGCACGCCCGGAAATCACGCAGCACAGTTTGGTGCGCTGGTTGATAAATTCCGTGCAGACCTGGCGGATATGGCAGGCCAGTGCGTCAGTGGCTCTGCTGGCAGTGTTCCCTGGATATGCGGGGACACGACGTATTTCTGGAAGCAGAAGAACGAATCCACGTACCAGACGGTGTACGGCAGCTATAAAAACAAAACGGAAAAGAATATCCATTTCGTACCGTTCATGACGGATGAGAACGGGGTGAATGTGCCGACGAACAAACCGGAAGAAGACCCGGACATTCCGGGTATCGGGTATTACGGTTCGAAATGGCGTGACAGCTCAGCCACCTGGACGTCACAGGACAGGGCGAGCCATTTCAGCACCTGGGCACGCCGGGGGATTATTTCCGACCGTCTGGCAACGGCGATTCTGGTGCACGCCGGGAGAACCGCTGAATTCATTACCGGAAAACAGCCTGATATGGTGAAGCCCACCGTACCTTCCGGTGAAGGTCCGGAGAGAGAGGCGGAAGCCCCGGTCAGTAACCGAACCCTGATGAGTCTGCTGGCATCCGGCGAAGACCTGGCATCACAGGGCTGGCGCTATTATCACAAACCGGCGGGCGGAGACAGTGTTAACAAAAACATTGCTGAAGCGGTGGTCAGTGATGCGGGGGCTACGGGAGGTAAGGCTCTGCAACTGAACAAACCGGAAAACCACATCTGGTTTCTGGAGCATGATGCAGCCGGACAGGGTGCGGAGTTACTGAAGAAGGGCGGACGTGTGAGCGTACGGTTTAAGTTGCCGGGTTCACTGGTGCCGAATCAGTTTGCCCTGGGCATTTACTGGCAGTTGTCGTCCCTGCCGGAGGGGGTGACGCTGTCAGGAGAAGGTAACGATATGCTGATGTCTTTCTTCCTGCAGACGGATACGACGAACCTGAACGCGATGCATCACAGGAAGCCGAATGCGAAGCTGGATACATTCGGGGTCTTTGATAACGGATGGCACACGCTGGCTTTTGAGTTTGCCGGAAACAACAGCATTCAGGTGACACCAGTACTGGATGAGAAACGGGGAGCGGCGTTCACACTGGTGAAGTCACCGGCATCGGGGGCGGCGGACAAACTGCAACTGACCGATATATCAAAATCGGCGACGTATACGCTGCTGATTGACAGCATTGCGGTGGAAGTGAACAGCACAGACACTGCGGCATGATAAAAAAAGCCGCCAGCTACCGGAATGGACTGGCGGTGGTAATACCCATGGAGAAATATAAAGGAACGATACTTTCGTGCTCTGGTTTTTTAAATGAAAACAGTTCTTATTGTCAACAATAACGGTAAGAAATTATGACTTTTATTCATCAGGTGATGCTGTACTTCTGTACGGCAGTCTGTGTGCTGTATCTCCTTTCGGGTGGATACCGGGCCATGCGTGACTTCTGGCGCAGACAGATTGACAAAAGGGCCGCTGAGAAAATCAGCGCCAGTCAGTCAGCCGGAAGCAAACCCGAAGAGCCGCTCATTTAGCGGCAACTTTCTTAATCACACCTTTCGACGAGAAAATCCCATGTCAGAAATTACATCCCTGGTCACTGCTGAAGCAGTGAAGGACGTCCTGCGCTCTGAAGAAGTCCTGAGCGCACTGAAACAGAAACTCCGCCATAAGCTGGAAGCGCGTCTTGATGCAGAAGTGGATGCCATTCTGGATGAGCTGCTTGGTGTACAGGCAGAGCCAGCGACTGAAGCGGGAGATACCACCGCAGAGAGCGGTGAAGTTCAGCCTGAATCACCGGTCGCCGATGCGACTGAACCGCAACCCGAATCGGTCATGATGCTGTAACGGGGGGGCAGGGCCATCAGTAAACTGCTGCTGGCCTTTTTCATGTTGTGAGCTTCCGGATTGCGGGAGACGGGGTATGTACCAGATGGAAAAAATCACAACAGGTGTGTCATACACCACGTCAGCGGTGGGAACAGGCTACTGGTTCCTGCAACTGCTGGACAAAGTCTCCCCGTCTCAGTGGGCGGCAATAGGCGTGCTGGGGAGTCTGCTGTTTGGGCTGCTGACATATCTGACGAACCTGTATTTCAAAATTAAAGAAGACCGGCGTAAGGCGGCGCGGGGAGAGTAGACGATGAATAAACAATACGAACTGGTTGTTAAAGGGATAAATAATTACCTAGATAAGATTACTGTTACTGTGGCGCTGGAAACTGGTGGGTATACGTCACTGTTGTTGCCAAATGTGGTGATTGATCTTGATCGTGTTGAAGGTGCCCCGCTGGAGTTTTACGAAGCTGAGGCGAAAAAACAGGCGAAGCAGTTTTTCATGGATATTGCTGCCGGGTTATGTGAAGGGAACGAACCGTTGCTGGAAAAGCGCCCCATAATTTTAGAGGCGCAAAATGTGTTGATAACCTACAAAGGAAAGCTACCGGGAAGAATTACTGATTCTCTGAAAGTGCGTATTTAGTGGGCCTGGGACAGCGGCTGAATATTTAATATATCCATGAACACAAAAATAAAATACGGCCTGTCGGCTGCCGTTCTGGCGTTGATTGCCGCAGGGGCTTCTGCGCCTGAAATCCTCGACCAGTTTCTTGACGAAAAAGAAGGTAACCACACTACGGCATACCGTGATGGTGCGGGTATCTGGACCATCTGCCGTGGAGCCACCCGGGTGGATGGTAAGCCTGTTATTCCTGGCATGAAGCTGTCGAAGGGGAAATGCGACCGGGTTAACGCCATTGAGCGTGATAAGGCGCTGGCATGGGTGGAGAAAAACATCAAAGTGCCACTGACTGAACCCCAGAAAGCGGGTATTGCGTCATTCTGTCCTTACAACATTGGCCCGGGTAAGTGTTTCCCGTCGACGTTTTATAAACGAATTAATGCAGGAGATCGCAGGGGAGCGTGTGAGGCGCTTCGCTGGTGGATTAAGGACGGTGGCAGAGACTGCCGTATCCGCTCAAATAACTGTTATGGTCAGGTATCCCGTCGTGACCAGGAGAGCGCGCTGGCGTGCTGGGGAATCGACAGATAAGCCGAATATTTTGCTGAAAAATGACGTTGGCCAACGCGGAAGGATAACACGAAATCCTGCGAACTGGCAAAACCTAAGTGAATAAAAGTAAAAACCCCGTTTGTTGGCAGCAAGCGGGGTTTTGTGTTTCTGACCTTGGATAAGGCAAGGGAGAACATGGAAAAGTATAAACGAATTCTGTTGAGGTTGACTATGAAAAACGGCCTTGAACTGAAAGCGCCAGTAACTGATGACATCAGCAGAGCACTGGCTTTTGCTATTAAGTGGGTGGCGGTCGGTATCGCTGTGTCTCCGATGCTGTATGGGCTGGCAAAACTGGTCATTGCGTTGAAATCGTGAAGGGAGGATTAAACATGTCAGACAAACTCATAATGCTGGCGAAGATCCTCTGTGTAATCGTCGGCATTTCATTTTCACTAATGCTGGTTGCTCTTTTTCTTTCCATGGGCTGGATGATGTTATCTTCGTCGGGGATGCTGGGGTGAGCATAAACCGAATGCTTTCCGCGTTTACCGTTATTCTGCTGGTGGTCTGTGGTGCGCTTAGTCTGGGGCTGAATCATTACCGCGATAACGCCATCACCTACAAAGCGCAGCGTGATAAAAAAGCCAGAGAGCTGGAGCTGGCAAACGCAACCATTACTGATATGCAGGTGCGCCAGCGCGATGTTGCTGCGCTCGATGCAAAATACTCGAGGGAATTAGCCGATGCGAGAGCTGAAAATGAAACTCTGCGTGCTGATATTGCCGCTGGTCGTAAGCGCCTGCGGATCAACGCCACCTGCTCCGGTACCGTGCGTGAAGCCACCGGCACCTCCGGCGTGGATAATGCAACCGGCCCCCGACTGGCAGACACCGCTGAACGGGATTATTTCATCCTCAGAGAACGGTTGATGACAATGCAGAAGCAGCTGGAAGGGGCACAGGACTATATCCGCACTCAGTGCCTGAACTAAGTTTTGCGGATGCGCCGTATCGTCGCTGTATTCCCTCATTAACAGAGACCGCAGCCCGACAGGGAGACTCCTCTGCGCGAGTGTGCGGGGATAATCAAAAACGATACACACCGGGGTTTACCGCGTTAACGGAGCGCGGCGTTGTCCCCTCATGGTCGCTGGTCCGGTGCGATGGTGGAAGAAACCGGACGATGTGTTACCTCGCATGACCTGTTATGTAATGTGTCTGATTTGTGATTTAAGTCGGATAATTGTCGTTGCCATTAAGCAGAGGATTGATGGCCGACAGGGTGGCATTGTTAGAAT